CTTGACAGGCTTGTAAAAGAGCTGAGAAGCATGAGCGGCGAATTTGTTTCCTTTAACAGCGACGACCTTATCAAGGTATCGGAAGAGAAAACAGAAAAGTAAAGCCCCCGCAGGGCACACCACGGGAGCGGAAGCTAAGACAAACTATTTGTTGTAGAAATAGTTGTCAAGGGCAGTGCCTATATCAAGCAGAGCTAAGCTGATGCTGTGCATAGCATTATACAGTTCGCCGTGAGTTACAGGGTCGTCTGAATCACGCCTTGCAATTCGTTCAGTGCTTTCGGCAAATGTATTATGAACAGCCTCGAGTGCTTTGAGAAGCTCCTGTTCGTTGGTAGGCTTGGTCATGTTATCACCCCCTTTCCGTAAGAGGGTCTGAGCCTGCGGCAATGTGCCTTGAACGCAAGCTCATTGAAAACATCATACCGCAGTAAGCGGCAGATGTCAAGGCAAAAGCAAAGCCCCCGCAGGGCACACCACGGGAGCGGATAACCGTTTAATCGGCAAAGCTATAAGCAGTGTTTTTAGAGGGGACACTGCCACAGGCAGCAGAGCGGTAAATATCTTTTCTTATAGCATCGTTAGTTGGCATTCGGAAGCGTGATAGGTCCTCGTGCATATTCTCGATGCGTAATTCTTGATTGAAAGGAGGGGAGCAGAATGGAAGTAAAAGTAAAAATCAGCGGTCTTGAGGACCTTGTTTCTGATATTGAAAAGGCAAAAAGGCTTATAAAAGAGCTTGAGGACACTTTAGATAACATCAGAATGAACCATATCTCGACTACCGCCGAATTAGCGGTAATCGAGACAGAGGGTGTGGACGTTTTTATTGACAGCCCAAAGCGGAATTCAACCTGTCAATAAATTTCTTTTCTTGCCTTGCACGGATACGCTCAAACAGATATGCGTATTCACTGAATACTCTTTCTTGGTCACGTTCACGAACGTTGATTTCGTAAAAAACGCCTTTTTCGTTATCAAATTCCACTTCCATAACAAAAGCGTAATTATCGCTATCAACAGTCTGGGCTGATAAGATAAGTGTAGCATCATTTTTGAGACGTGCAAAATATTTTTCGACGCTATCATTCTGATGCAGTAAGGAAGGATCATATTTTGCTGGCATACGGGACCAATCATCAAGCTTTATTGATGTGAATGTTCTGATATAGGCATAAACGTCCTCACAAATAAAACAATCGTTCACATTTTTCACCCCCTTTCCCTGTAATTATACAGTGGTAGAAAAGAAATGTCAACAAAATTATCAGCCAGGGTATGAACTGTGATTGGATTGAAAAGGAGCGATAGAAATGAAAAACAAATATGAAGCACTAAGGTCACTGCTCAGGGAGCGGTACATGAAGGTAGAAGAGATGGCAGCAGGTATAGGACGATCGGTAAGTTATGTATCGCAGAGAATGAGCGGAGCCCGCCAGTGGGAGTTATCGGATATATACGCCATAATGGAGCTGTTGGAGATACCCGCATATCAGATGCCTGCGTATTTTACCAAAAATGGCGAGCGTGCCAATCCCACCCTCGTCCGTCCGCCGCTTACAGATAAGCAGGCTGAGGTTATAGCTGCATATGATAGTGCCGAAAAATTGCAGTCAGCAGTGGATATCCTTTTGGGTATAGGCGATAAGCCTATCCACAGGAGAAATTCGGAACCCTCAATATACAGAATATAAGGAGGTCAGACCATGAAAACATACATAGTATTCGTTCATATGAAGTTGACCAGCGGACAGGAGAACAGCATATATAAGGTATCCGCCGCATCGGAGGAGTCCGCAGTGGCAAAGGCAAAGGGCAGGATATTTTCCGAGAATGATGCAAGCGAACTGGTGGAAGTTGCCATCACTGACGTTTGCAGGGGGTGATGACATGAGTGCTCTCAGTGACTTCTATATCAGCGTAGCAAACGCCTCCACAGATAATGAGGTATCACAGGCTATAGAGACATTTATCCAGACCGTCGCACAGAATACTGCCTCGCAGAACCCGATCACATCGGAAACAGCTCCGCTGTATGCAGCTGCGTATCATGTGCTTTATGAAAGCGTTTATAGAATGCTTTCCGATGAGGACAAAAAGGCAGTGGACAATCTTGTGGCACGGGCTGTTATTGAAACCCAATGCGTCAGCTTTGGAAAGCCTGTTGACTTAGGAGGCACATATGGCGAAGAAAAAGAAAGGTGATACACCTAAGGGCTGTAAAGCCCCAAGCATCGAGGCGGTAAGCCGCCGCGCAGATGAGCTGGGCATGACATACGGCAGATATGTACAGTCGCCCCAGTACATTATTGACACTGCGGACGATGGGTATTTCAACAGGAAAAGAGGTAAGAAAAATGCTGACAAATCGTGAGCTGGCGGTGCTCCTGATCCTTACACAGTGCCGAAAGGTGCTTATAATCATGCCGACGGACAAGCAGGCAAAGGATATGCAGGAATTTCTCAGGGCACAGATAAGGGCTGAGTATCCTACATTTTGCAACAGCTACACAGTGACCGGTATGGTAGTACATATCCGTGGTCACGAAAACGTGACAGTTGCGACCCCTGAGGACTGGCGGACATATAACAAATGCGTATTCAACGGCATTGTCCTTGTCGATGACGATATGTCTCCCGATGACTATGTGCCGCTTCCATATATCACCGAAAGTCCTGAGAAGCTTCACAAGTATCTGGGGGAGCGGATCATATGATACAGCCTCAGAAGTTTGGCAATATCGTATTTATCAATCCTGCAAACGGGCTTTTTATGGTCACACGTGACGGAGAAATCTTATTGCAGACGGATAATCCCCGAGCGGCGGTCATCTACATAGCTGGGCTGTTCGAGAGCAAAATCATAAACCACTTCAAGCCTCTGCTTGCGGCGGAGGGATACGATGAAAAGGGGGAGAGGGTCAATGACAACGGACGAGTATAAAAAGATAGTCTCCGCATCGGTAAGCGAGGAAGCTGAGCAGATACATCTCATGCAGTGGTGCACATGGGCGCAAAGTAAGTACCCTGAGCTGGAAGCGATTTATCACGTACCCAATGAGGGCAAGCGTTCAGCTGTCACAGGAGGCAAGCTCAGGCAGATGGGGCTTCGCTCTGGTGTTCCCGATATATGCCTTCCCGTTCCCAAAGGAGAGTATATAGGACTGTATATAGAGCTTAAAAAGGTGGGCGGCAGGCTGACGGATAATCAGGCGATATGGCTTGAAATGCTGGAGCGTTACGGTCACTGCGTTGCGGTCTGCTATGGTGCGGAGGAAGCAGAGACGGTCATAACAGCATACCTGGAGCAGGACATCGGCACGCTGGACAGGCATACCCTTAAACGATCCCGAGGAGACTTTAAGGAGCTGAAAAAGAGGCACAGGTCATCAGGCAAAGCACTGTATGAAAAGGCAATATGTATTGCAATGGCTATTTTGCAGTCAGCTGCAACAGTGGCAGATATTGTGATAAACGGCGCTATAACAGGGCGCTCGCTGGTTATCGTTCTTGCACTTTCCGTAGCAGCGCTGTTTACTATGGTTCGGGAGGTCAGTCGTGGATAAAGGCGACAGACGCCTCAGAATATTTACTGACGGCAAGGCTACATTCGGATATCAGCTTAATGTCGGAAATATGGTGCTTGGTGCGCTGTATGAATACTACATATATGCAAATAAAATCTATCGTCCCATGGGACGATGCCGCAAGGATAAAGTGGGAACGGGAGCTGTGGAAATATCTCCAAAAGGTTTATTACAGCTGCTACAAGACGCATCTTCCCGATTATCCCAATCCTGATGGTGCATCACTTAAAGATCTGGTAGTGGGCTGGCAGTATGAGCAGCTTTATGACATCATCAACTATCGGATCAGCATACCCAAGGCGATAGAAAAACTGTATAAAGAAAAAAATCTCCCACAGGCGGCCAAAACACCTGAGGGAGCGGAAAAATAAAATGTTTATGGTCTGAGTATAGCACATATTCAGAAGAAAGTCAAGGTGTAAAAATGAGCTATGAAATTTACAGCGGCAAGGCTATAGAAAAGCTGAACACCGAACAGAAAATAAGCGTCAGCGACAGCAAAATCATGATTATGAAGGATTTTGTCAATGAAACATTGACCACCTTTTGCAAGCAGTCAGAGGAATTTTCTCAGGCTGTAGTACAGGGAGGAAGCTTCATTGATTGCATGAAATATGTGGCTAAGGGTGTAGGGAGAGCTATATCCGATATAGAGGCTATCGAAAAAGCGGTGCGCTTTTACTTTCCCACCGCCACCATATCCTTATCAATGACGATCAACACCGAGGGAAATAATTCGCTATCTTCATCATCAGAAGAACCCAAGCAGGAAAAGCACGAAAGCACAGCACTATCAATGTCGCTGGACGACCTTCTGGGACTGTGAGGTGTGAGCATGAAAAAGGACAGTAAAAAAATGGCTGAGCTTTGGAATAAGTTTCCAAGGCTCAGCTTGCAGGACGAGGAACAAATCGTTCGTGACGCTCTTCCACAGTTCTTGTTCTACGAGAAAAAGGGAAAGACGGCATGGTGCTATTGCACAGCCTGCCGCCGCAGCGAGATTTTCAGAGAGCACATATACGCTGACGGCATTGAAATAGGCGGCAGTGATGTTCCCGGTAAGCTCAAGCATAACGAATATGGTGAGTGCCCCATGTGTGGGCACAAGGTCAAATACAAGGCTGAGGGCAGAGGCCATAAAACCCTGTCGGCGTGGGGCAATTATGCTGTATGCACAGCTATTGATAATACACTCTTTATTAACGCCATAAAGGTAAAGGTATCCTGGAGAGACCTTGAGGAGCCTTTTGTGAACGTAGAAGGCTATCGAAAATATATCTTTTCCGAACACGGTTCCGAGGCCAAGCGCTTCACCTGGGTAGAGGGTTTTGTTACCATGAAAAGCATAAATGAACCGGTGTTTGGAAGCTTCTGTAATTCCCAGGATTCTTACGAGTATAGTCATTTATATACACTCATAAATGAGTGGGAAATCGAGAAGACATTCCTCAAGTATTGCCCGTTTGATGAATATTTTCAGGCAGCAAGAAGTGTGAACCCCATACTTTTTTTAAAATTTGCTGCCAAAAACCCGAAGCTTACGGAACAGCTGTGGAAGTGCGGGTTCCGAGAGCTTGTTGAGGAATCAGTGACCAGAAAATCACGCTTTGATAAGCTTATAAACTGGAAATGCACAGAAATAAAAAAAGCCCTTGACTTTAATTCTGAGGAGATGCGCTACTGGAAGAGCGCTGAGGACAGTGTGAGATTTTCTGACAGGCTTTATGCGTATATGCTTCTGAAAAGGGTAAAAGGCATCAATTCCTTTGACGAAAGAATGCAAATTATATCCAAAGATGGAATGGAACTCATAGAAAAGGAAGTAGCACTGACAGGAAAAACGGGTGCTACCTTTGTCAAGGTGCGAAATCACATAAGCAAATGTGCAGGCAGAAGTAAGATAAATAGATATACATATTCCATAGAGTGGCTTGACTGTAATACTATGATGGATACACTGAAATATCCCAAGGAGAGTGTCCTGAGGTTTCCCAAAAGTCTGTCAGCTCTTCACAACAGGCTTGTAAACGAGCTTAATGCAGCTGAGAGTGAGAAGCAAAGAAAAGAAGATATATCTTACGATGCAAAGATTAAGGAGCAGGATAAAAAGCTTGCGGGACTTATGTACAGCAATCTGTTGTACACAACGGTCCTCCCGGAAAGTATGCAGGATATCCGAACCGAAGGCAAGGTGCTAGACCACTGTGTCGCTTCTTACGCCGAAAGACATGCAAAGGGAATTACACATATATTTTTTATCCGCAAACGCTGGAAGCCCGAAGAACGCTGGTACACCATTGAGGTTACGGCAGATGGATATATCAGACAGTGTTATGGATACAAGGATAATCAAACTATAAAAAAGCCCGAAAGCATCAAGCTGTTTGAGAAAGAATATCAGCTGTTTCTGGACCACGTGTATAAGAGGCTGACCGATGAGGAATACGAAAAAGCGGCAATGAAGCTCGCCGACAATGGAGGTAATGAAAATGGCAGAAGCAATAACAATCAGCTCACAGCTTAATGAGTGCATGGACTGGAGCCTTGAAAAGATAGAGCAGTCAATCGTATCAAGCTCATATGATATGGCACGCTCTATGCTGGAAATAGGCAAAGCCCTTAAGGTCATTGCAGACGGCAAGAAATATTCGGAAAGAGGCTATACATCATTCAAAGAATATATGGAGGACGCATCGGCGCATAATTTCCCCTTCAGCTATTCTCAGGCGTGCAAGCATATCAGGGTATATGAGCGATTTGGGAACAGGCTTTCGGAGCTTAATTGTGCCAAAATTGAGGTGCTTGATGTGCTCAGGGATATACCCGAAGAGGATTTTGAGAAGCTCAATGACAGTGGAGAGCTCAGTATCCTTAGCAAAAGAGAAGCGGAAAAACTGAAAGCTGAAATCAAAGCCGCCAATGAGCAGATAAGTCTTTTGTCAGCGGAAAAGGATAAAATTACAGCCGACTGCAATAGCTTCAAGGCTGAACGTGATGAATACTACGAGCAAATGAAGGAACTTGAAAGCCGACCTGTGGAAACTATTATCAAGGAGCCTTCGGAAGAACAGCTCAACGCCATAGCGGATAAGGTCTATAAAGAAACAGAAGAAAAAGTGTACAAGGAAGCGGAAGAAAAGCTGGGGAAAGCCAAGTCTGCAATGGAAGAATACGAAAAGATAGTAAATCAGCTTCAAAAGGAGAAAAATGAGCTGGAGCAGGCACTCGGCGAGGACAAAGCCGCTGCCGATGAGCGCATCAAGGAGCTTGAACGCAAATTGCAGTCAGCTGAAAAGCCTGCCGATTCGGAGCTTATCGAGTTTAAATTCTATTTTGCCGAAACGCAGGACAACCTCAAGAAGTTCCTTAATGCACTCGGCAAAGTGTCGGATCCCGAGAAGAAAGAAAAATTCAAGGGGGCGGCTATCAAGTTTGTGGAAGCCATTCTCAGCGATTTGAAGAAGGAAAGCTGACACCTTACCATTATATATAGTATATTCTGTAGCGGTATCCCACATTCAAAAAATATGTATGTGGGATTTTGCCGCCCTC